GCGCGGCTGCAAAAGGATTGTGGCATTCCGCACCTACCGACGCCGCTGACATACGATCTGCGGCGGGCGATCAGCGGTGAAGGTCCGCGCGCATACGATTGGCAGGATAAGCCGCACCGCCTAGTTTTTGATGCCTGTCGCGAGATCGAAACCCAAGCCCGCGAGGTCGATGCGCTGCGGAGTGAAGTGGCTAGGTTGCGGGAGGCTTTGGAGCGGGCGGCGAAGGTGGCAGATGAACAGACTAACTACACAACGATCACGCCTTTCGTGCATCGGGAACGGGTCAGAGCAGCCATCCGCAATCTCAAGGAGAACCCCAATGGATGATCTAAAGGGGCTGCGTGATGAGGCCATAGCCGTCAAGCGCGCCATTGGCGGCGATCAATGGGCGCGGCTCAAGACGAACTAGAACTGCGGCTCTGGATAAACAACCGCCAGCCCCGCGTTAATCTGGTCGATCAGGAAGGCGCGGGCCTCGGCACCTCGCAGCGCATCGTTGGCGAGGGCTTCAAAGTCCTCGCGGGGAATGGCAAGAACTTCGTCTGATTTGGGGCTATCAGGTGCGCCGGGACCACTAGGCAGGGCGGCAACATCGGGTCCGCTGCGACTACAGTAGTCTTGCACCCGGTTACGGCGAGCATAATCAGAAACAGCGCGGTTAACTGCAACGGCAGTTTCAGCGTGGCGAAGCGTGGCATCGGCGGCAATCCTTTGGCTTAGTTCCTGGTTGGTCTGATTAAGCGCAATTTGCTTGGCGCGGGCTTCCTTGCTGGCGGCTTCCATCTGGACAACCTGAGCGCGGGCCTTGTCGCGTTGCTCTATTGCCCCGTCGATCCAGAGGAAGCCGTATAGCTTTACCCACAGGAAGGCGCACAGCGCGAGAACGGGCGCTAGGGCTATCAGGGTGCGGAAACGCTTAAACAGCGCCACAGCGGCGTCTAGGGCGGCAAATAGGGGCATGGTGGCTCCAAAGAAAACCCCCGGTCGCGTTAGGGACGACCGAGGGGGCGTGCAATGCCGTGGGAGCGGGCACTAAACTAAAGGTCTAGGGCTTCGTATGCGAAACCTTCAACAACGACTGAATTGGCTGACCGGCGCGTCACGGTTACAAAAGAGGATGGCTTGCCGCTTTCGTCGGCCATGCCCACCATATTCCACCTGACCTTTTCAAGCAGGTCCATATCTTCTTCCGGGCCAACAAAATCCCATTTAGTATGAAATTCAAAATGCGGCCCTGCATCCAAATCCTTAATCACCATTCCGTTGTCGGACATATGCGCCTCCTTTGCTTGGCGCTGCCCATTAGGCACACAGAAAAGCGACCCGCAACAACTGTTTTTTGCCCCGTGTCCCCTGCCGTTCCTAACCGACCACTAATCGGAATTATTCATAAGTCAGCCGACCGCATCCCCCTGATCGCTAATCTCAACCCCATCCCTGCCCGCCTTGATCGTGCGCTTTACAAGCAGCGCACCGATTGCAGAGATAGTCGCCAACACTTGAGCGTGTGCGGCAAGGGCAAGGTAGAAAGCGTAATCGGGATGGTTGCGGGTGAGATAGACGCCCACGGCTGCAAACAGCGTAAAGACGGCGGCAGCGCCCCATAGGGCAATCAGCGCCCAAGCCCTGCGTCCGTCAGGTGTGGTAATCGGCGGCAGTTTCATTCGCCCCCCATCAGCATTTGAGCGCCCGCATGAAACAGGCCGATTGCCTTGAAGCCTTCCGCATCACCCCAACCGAAGTTAAACAGGCTTTCATCGCTTTCCGGCACCATGACGCCGGAAACGGGAGCGCCGAAGTTCCCCGCTTCAATGTCGTCCGCAATGTTGCGGAGCATTTGCGGAATGTCGTGCAGCGAGGGCTTGGGAAATTCGATTACGTTCACCAGCCCGCCCCCTGCAATGCGCGCTGGAAGGTCACGGCATAGTCGGCAATCGCGGTTGCCTTGTCCTTGCCGTTGATGATGCGGCGGGCCTCCACAAACTGATCGCGGGTTGCCGCGCCTTGCTTGGGCAAGAAGTGGTCGAACGCCTTGCCGGTGAACCAGCCCTCGTCCATCCCGCGCCGCATGATCTGCGCGGCAATGTCGGGACGCATTGCAAGGTCCGGATTGCCTTCTAGCGGGTAGCCAAGCTTTTCACCGGCCCGCTTGTAGTTGTTGCGCCAGGTAAGCTGCACATACCCGCGCCCGCAAAACTTCACCCCGTCGCCGGGATAGATATTCCCCATCCCGCTAGCCAGTGCGGGCCGTTCGCCCTTGGGGTCATACATTCGGAAAAAGTAGCGGTCGCCGCCGTATTCCTTGATCGGCTGCATGGTGTGCGCTGTTTCGTGGTAGGCAGTCGCTAGGGCATAGGCACACCAGCTAATCGGCGCACCATCCATTGCGTCTAGGATGGCTTCGCAGCCGGAAACCTCGTCACCGTCCAGCGTAGGGCCGAGAATGCCCTTGCGGACAAGATCGAAAAAGGCGCGTCTGTCCATGCTTGCTTTTCCTGTGGTTTATGGTAAGGAATGGGGCGATGGCGAGGAGGAAAACCACCTATGGCCCGCCCCCGCGTCGGGAAGACGACTAACCCGGAGCCGGTGGTTGGCTACGCCGGGGGGTGCGGTGGAAGCCCGCAGCTAAATCCGCCCTGACAGGGCAATCACAACGTCAACCAGCCCTTCGCATACGTCCCTAACGGATTCCCCGCTACGGATACGCTTGGCGGCTTGTGTAAGCACTCTGGCGGCAGCTTCCGCGCTAACGGATATACCTTCAGGAAGGTCGCTCAGGTGAACGTCCGGGCGGTCCAGCGGGAAGCTAAAGGGCGTCATTCGTCGATCCCTTCGCTATCATCCACCACTACAAGCGGTTCGGGCGGGTAATAGGCAAGCAGGACTTCGGCGGATTCCGCTTCCTTGCCGAGCCACATATAAGGCAACGTCATACGGCCTCCTTCAGCATCGAAAGCCCGCAACGAATGCGGCTAATTTCGCCATGTTCGCGGTGATAAATTAGGGCCTTCATGTCGCGGCCTGAGCGGTAGCCAGCGTGGCGGTGCCAAGCGTCATTGGCGGCCAGCGTCCGGTGCGTTTCGACCGTGCAGCCGGGATGATCTTTTAACTGGTCGTGATGGAAGTGGCCGCAATGCCAAACCCGCCAAGTCGCCGCCGCCCAATCACCGGGAACGTCTGACGCCATAATAAGCGGAAGGTCGGCCAGCTTGGCCCCGTCCCCATGCGTGGAGCCGATCAGGGTTTTGCCGAAGCGGTAGTAGTAGAAGCTGGCGGGCGTCATTTCTATTTCAACGCGCGGCTCGTTAGAAAACATGGCGTCCAATGCTAACGAAAGCATGAAGGCTTGGTGGGGGTCGTGGTTGCCCCGGTTGTTCCGGACAATCACCTTGTTATGCTTTTCCAGTAGCCGCCGGATGCAGCGGATCATCGCCCTAAGCCCGACTTGCGCGATAAGCTGAAAGCGCCCGTCAACGTCCAGCTGGTTGCCAGAATGCGGCGTCCGGTTGTTGCTGTTATCCGCGTGGTAGAAGTCGCCAAGGTTCAGCAGCATCGCCGTTTCGCTGGACGGGGTAAGCGCGCAAAGCCGGTCCACCGCCGCGAAGGTCAATTCCTCCGCTATCTTTAGATCGAAGTCCTCGCCCACTTCCTTTGACCAAGTAAGCAAGCCGAAGTGCGGGTCGCCCATCGGGATCAGGGTCAACAGGTCTGCATCATAATTGCTAGGCGCGGCGGTGGCGGGTAGCGCGCCCTTGATGTCTTGGGTGATTGCCTCAATCGCGGCCTCTAGCGCGTCAAAGGCTTCCTGCTGGCCGGGGGACTGCCGTTCCCATGTCCGTTCCACAATGCCGCCAGGGCCGCGCTGAACGGTAACTTTGCCCATTAGATAACCGGGGGCCGTGCCGTTCTCAAAATGCCCCGGCGCTATGCCGTGCCGCGCGGCCTCTCTAAGCCTGTGGCGGAACGTTGACCGGGACAAGTTAAGCGCAGTTGCCGCCGCATTCTGTGATCCATGAAGGGAAACGGCTTCCACCGCCTCCCGCATTTTCTCTTCACTGAGTGGCGCTGTCGGAATAAGTCACCTCTAGGTTAGGGGCCGCACCAGCGATAGCCTTGGCCCACCACGGTTTCGATGACGCGGTGATGGTCGCCCAGCTTGGCGCGAATCCGGGTAAGGCGGACCTTCATGGCCCCGATCGAACCGACTTCACTGGCGCGGTTAGCCAACGCCTCGGCACTGACGGCGCAAGGGTAAGCCGTGGCAAGACTGTGCAGGAGGTTGCATTCGCCAAGGGCCAGCGCAGTCTTGACGCCGTAAAACCGAACCTCTTGGGGTGTGATTAGCCAAGGCCCGCGCTCAACTGGTCGATCCGCCCGGATGTTAAACCCGCAACTGGGGCAAAACGCCGGGGTGTCGGTCATTTCCTACGGAACCAACCGCGCACGGTTTCAGTCTCGGCGATCCGAATGCAGGTCCAGACTATTGTCAGCAGGGCGGCGATATTCGGTAGCATCTGGAATAGCGTCCCCAGCATTGTTCCAATAGAAAGCGCGTCCAGAAGGTGTTTGAAACCTTCCGGAATGTGCTTCCAAATGTCATGGTCGTTCATTCTGCCGCCTCCTTCTGCGGTAGAATCAAGGACATTGTTTGATCGGAGAGGCCAAGCCTTTCCTTGTTGTGCAGCATGATCCCCAGTAGGACGGCGCAGCGAACGCGGGCAATTTCCGCAAGTCGGGTTAGCGCAACCTTGCGGTCCTTTAGCGCAAGGGCTTTAGCCTCGCGCTTGCCTAGCGCAGCCAGCATTAGCGCAAGCCGATTTGCGTTTTTGCTCATTATCAATCTCCGGAGTTATGCGCGGATTAGCGCCAAGGAATTGACGCGCCAGTTGGCCGCAACATCATAGGTGCCGGATTGCGCGCTTTGACTTCCTGCGGTCGGGGCATCCTTGGTTGTGATGGCAAGCGCCGCATCGCTACCCGACAAAGTAAGTTCTTCGACTGCCTTGGCCCAACCCGAATCAGGCGTCAGGGTGCTGTCATTCGATGCGTGGAAGGTATCGACCAGCAAGCGGTTGTCGCCTAGCGTGGTAATAGCATTCCCGGTCGGCGCGGTATTGCTGCCGCCGGAATTACCTGCAAACGCTTCGTAATAAGAGCCGCTGGCGACCATTCCACGGAATATCGCCGTTTTAAGAAACATTCGGTCAATTGAGCCGCCCGATTGGCTCATGTAAATTACGGGGCTTTCAGTCCCGTCTAGGCGGCGCGCAAACAAAAGGCTCCGGTGCCCGGCATAGGTTGAATCCGAAACCAGCGTCCACCCCGAAGGCGTTGGAATCGTTGCGCCTGCGCCCCCTGAGGTAAAACCGGCAAACATCAGCAAAAGGGCAATGTCGCCAACAGCATAATCATTAGGAACATTTACGTCCATAAAGCTGCGCGCCGCCGCGCGTCCGTCTCCACTTTCGGCAATGAAATCGCTTCCCGTTACCGTTCCCGCCTGTTCGCAAAGCGCCCAACAATTGATCGGGTTTGACGAGGCGGAAAGCGTCAAGGTTCCCGGCAGTGCCGAGCTAAATGTTGCCGTTGCGGAAAATGCGCTACCTACAGAAGAAACCCGCTGTGTTGATGCGCTTTCGTAATTTATGCCAACCCGGTAGCCGGTTGACGCGGGCAAGTTTTCTATTGGGCTTACCAGCGCCAGTTCTGTCAGCCGGTCGCTTGTCAATGTGACATCGCCCGAATAGCCCAGAACAACACCGCTAGTGTCCGTAATCACGGCCCTAATTCGTTTCCCGCTATCTGCGGCGGTGTTGGCGTAAAACACCCGGCGAATTGTGCTAGTGCCACCGCTAGGCGTGGTGAAATCCACCAGGCGGACCTGGTTTGCGCTCCGGGCATCGCTTGAGTTGGCATCGAATAGCCCGCCAAGCGCGCGGTAAAGAACGCTTGAGCCGCCGCCACCGGGCGTTGTTAGGGGGATGCCTGCATAGCTAACATGGGGCAGCGCGAGCATTAGGAGTCATCCCCTGCCGCGATAGTGTATTTGATGCGAACGCCGATCAGCTTTGCATCTGCGGCCAAAGTATCGCTGCCGTTGCTTGCGTCCCGGTAGAACTGCAAGACAATCGTATCCTCAGCCGCAGGCGTCCCAGCAATCGTGATCGCGCTTGTAAAGGCGCTCTGCATCAAGTCGCCCGCCGCCGTCACGCTATCAGTCACGGATTGGGCGGTGCCAAATGCAGTATCAAGCGCGTCATCGTCACTTAACGCAACGCCCTGGCAAGCCCAAACCACATCGCCAGTTGCGCCAGCAGTCCAGATAAACTGGACCGTAACCGTGCCTTCATTCCAACTCTTGGGCATGGGGATCATAATTTGCGAATATTCAATATTCGCCGCGTCAAAATCCAAGGTGCGGGTCATTACCTTGTTGGTCGTGGTTTCCGCAGTTCCCGCCGTAGCCCCTGAAGTGGTGCGGGCGGTCATGGCAGCGGCCATAATAGGGATAGTGTGGACGCCTTGCAGGATTGGCGACCCGCTGCTTGTCGCAGCCCATGCCGCGCCGTCAAATTGATAGTCCGCATTTTCATCTTGAACGTAAGCCTTGGTGCCTTCGATTGGCGCAATAAAGGCCCATGCGCTAGAAAGATAAAACGCAATCTTGGTAGACTGCCCCGACCATGCCCCGGTTGCCGCCGCCGCAACGATGTAAGCGTCCCCATCGGCTGGCGAACCGGGCGGGGTTGCCAAGTCCTTATCCTTGACAATGAACGCGCCCGCCCCTTGCTCGGTATAGCGCACCTGTTCGTTGACAGTAGTTTCGGGCGCGGCTTGCGAGAGCACAAGTTCGGGCGCTCCGATGCGCGGAGTGTTACTCATTCAACAATGCTCCTAGGGTCAGGCGGAAGCGACAAAGCCCCGGCCAACGGCGTCCGAAACCTGATAGACCCGCCAGGAAAGGCTGGTCTGCGGTGCGCCGAAGTCCGTGGTCTGGTTTGCGCTCGAATAGGTGTAGGAAGGGCTGGTCAGCCCGGTAACGGTGCGGACAACGGTTCCGCCGTTCATAATCTCAACTTCATATTCTTCTGAAGCTTCAGACAGCGGGATTGCACTGCCGCCGGTCCATGCCCCGCCAACACGGGTGCGGCGGGTCCATGACAATGCCCAGTCACCCGAACCACTATCGCGGACCTCGCGCAATTGGCACGGCGCGTAGGGCTTAAGGCTGGCCCCGGTAAAGGGTGCAACGGCAATGGGGAATGCGCTGGTTGCCGTCCGGCCCTGCGTTACGGCCTTGAAGCTAAGATTGGTCGAAACGTCAGATAACCCTAGGTCGTCAGGCTCGGCAGTATCGAGCAGCAAGAATACATCGCGCACCGCATGGGTGCCGGTTGCCCATTCCGTCCCGCGCCGCCCGCGCTTGAAGCCCGACAGCGTATAGCTGCCGTCCCCCTCTAGCGTGGCCGTGGTAAAGTTGACTATTTCGTCACCAAGCAGCGCAAGGTTCAAGGTCGGGCGCGCGTTAATGTCCGCCTCCGTGCATCCGGTCAGGGTGCCGTATTGCAAAAGCACATTGACACTGCCGCCCCGGTCCCAAAGGTTCGGGTTGGCATCGGCTAGAACGTCAGTCGCATAGCCCCAATTTGCGATTGAACTTGAAGGAATCGAGGCTGCTTCATCCGTATATTCGCCGCCGGTCTGCTGATAGAATGTTGCCCCCGGCCAAGTCCCGGCAGCATACGGCGCGGCGGCAAAATACATGACGGGATTAACCGAATTGTCGCCATCGGCCAGCAACGGAATATCGAGCGCAAAGCCCTTGCTGGTTAGCGGGACAACGATAACCGCCGGGTTGCGGCCATCAAATCCGGCCCCGTTTGCGCCGCTCAAAAGCGCAAGGCTGGGATGATCGTAACGCCATTCACATTCCAGCGTTTCGTTTGCGCCGATCTTCAGCCGCACAAGGCGGGCGGTCAGGGTTTCGCCGTCAAGGCTCAATGTGCGAACGTCACCCGGTTCTAGCGCCAATTCCTGCGCCGTCAGGGCATTCGTAACCTGAACCCGCTGATTCCACACGCGGCGGAAATAACGCTCCGCCAGCCCGCGCGCCTCGTCCTTGCCCAAGGCAAGCGTTGCAAGGTCAATCGTCTGTTCCGAGCGTGACCCCGTTGCGTCAAGCGGGCGGTCAGCGCGGGCGTTGTTCGGTTGCTGGTCGGCATCAATGTCGGCAAAGTTGAACGTCAACGCGCGCGGCAGTTCCGGGGCTTCTTGGAGCCGGACAGAATAGCGCGGTTGGCCTTCAACAAACCGCTCGGTTAGCAGCGTTGAACCGGTGGTAACGCCTGTCCGCTTGATTCCCTCAATGGCAAAGTCATGCGGGCGAATGTCGCTGTCATAGGCATCGAGCAGCGGTTCAATCATGTTGCTGGCGGGGCCGTTGGTGGCCGACCAGCCGATGACTTCCTGATCTAGATCGGTAAAGTCATATTCGGTTATCCCGACCCGATCCGATACGTCTGCAACAATGCTGCCAAGCGTAACGGTCGCGCTGCCAACCCGGTCCAGATAAAGAAACTGGATTTTATCTAGCGAGGCATGGGGTGCAATCAGGGCGTGGAGCGTAGGGCAATACAGAACGCCGCTGTCGCTATCGTTGCTAACGTCACCCCAAGGGCCGGAAATGCCAAGGCTGTAGCTGCGAACAACCGAGAGGTCTTTCAGCGAGACTTCAACCGCATTGCTGGCGTAAATCCACACAGTCCCCGAACCTAGCGGACACCAGCGCAGGTTTTTGCCGATGGTTTCTTCATTGATAGAAAGCGAGGTCTGGCTAGCATTGATCGCGCCGGTTGTCGCATCGACAGCGTAAAGGTTCCCCGCCCAATAGAATACGAACTGGTCAAGGGCGGTGTCCTGATAATGCGTGACCCCGGCGTAATCGTGGTCAAATTCATCCGTTCCGCTAGTCCGGTTGGCAAGCCCGGTCACGGTCACAAAACTAGGACCGCCGCGCTGGCCGCAATCAATCACGCGATAAAAATAGGCCGTGGTCTGGTTGCTGACAGCGCGGCTTGCAAAGGCCCATATGTCGCCAAACAGGTCAACAAAATAGCCCTTTGGCTGTAGGTTGGCAATTCCGGTGATGGTCGAAAGGTTGAACTCTACCCCGTCAACAAAGAACGGCGTGAAGGTCAGGTAGGGGCGCGAAAGCCAATGCTCCACCCCGTTGCCATCCGTCAAAACCCAAACGTCATCCTGGCGCTCCGGCAGCGCGCCGAAGTCAATAATCTCGGTCGAGCCGGTGCCGTCAGGATCAAACTGCAACAGCCGCACATCGGAAAAGCTTTCAGTGCAAGCCAGCCAACTGCCATCGGCATACATACCCAAGCCGGAATGCTGGTCGTCAAGGTCCGGCGCGGGGCCGGAGATCATCGAGGCGCGGGCGGCAACGTCAAAAATCTCATATTCGCTTGCCGTGCTAGTCCACATGAAGCGCGAATAATCGTTTGTATAGGCGATGTTGCGTAAGCGAAACGGCGCGTCAATGTTGGTGTCAATCGTTTCGACCGGGAACAGCGCATCGGGAGCCGAAACGGCCTCAACCGACACCTGGGGGATGCGGTTGCCCAGCTTCTCAAGCGGAACGTCTTTGAATACAATGTAAGCAGTGCCGCGATAAGCGGGGCAAGTCCCCTCCCCGTTGCGTTCTTCAGTGGTCGCCAGAATGCGCGGGTCCGGCTCTTGCGTTTCCGTGCCAAGGTAGATTGCGATATTTTCGGTTGAGAATGCCGCACCCGCGCCCCCGCTCTTGCTGTTTCCGGCCTCCCCGCCAAAATCAAACGGCGTCACCGGGCCAGCGCCGGAAAGGTCAAAGACCAAGTGCGTATCAAACCAGATGCGCCGGATTGCCGCAATCTCATGGCCCGCAACGGCAACCGCCCACGTTCCATAATAGGTATAGTCGTTAAACTTGCCGCCCTTGGTCTTGCGCTGCTGCTTTACCTCGCGCAAATCCTCCGCGAAGAAGATCGCCGGGATAAGCCGCCGCAGGCCCCACAGGTTATTGAGCGGGCTTCCATAATCTCCGGTCGTGATTTTGGTATCGTCGAGGCGCGGGCCTTCGATAGTCCGCGACATTGACATAGCCACGTTCGCGGCCATGAGCGCCGCCGTGACGACCACTTTAGGAATCGGCATGGGTGGTCCTCCAGCGCCAAACGCTATCAATTCTCACGGCGGTCGCGCGTCCGGGCCGGACCTTGCCGGGTCCGGTCGGCATCGCCTCAATAATGCGGTCGGGCTGCGTCTCAGTGGGCGCGTAAATCGCCAAGTGCTGCGCCACTCCGCCCATTCGCAAAAGCAGCACATCGCCCGGTTGACGTTCGGCCACCCGGTCGAACAACCTTGCAAGCCCTGCCTTCAAGCGCGGGACCGGGACGAACTTTCCGTAGTCCGCTGCAATCGCTTCGACGCTATCGGCTTCAGCCCGCCCAACAGCGCGGGCGACCCCAGCAATCAGGCCCTTGCAGTCACAGCCCCGGCCTTTGGCACTGGCTTGCCAGTGGAACGGCGTTCCCACCCATTCTTCGGCTTCCGCCGCGATCAAGGCCCCGACCATCAGCCGCCCGGATTCGGATAGCGCAGCACTTGGTCTGTGCCAGGAACATCAGGGAACCCGCGAAAATTGATTACATTGTCAAACGCCAGACAATCCGCGCGGGTCTTGCCGCAGCCTTGGCTAATTTCCAAAGTGTCGCCCACTTGCGGGGCTTCGGGCAGCGCGGTCCAGAGCGTCACCACCCCGGCGGCGGTCCAATCGAAAACCTCAACCGGACGAATGCCTGCCAGCGCGCCGGTCACAAACGAAACCGTGCCTTTGTTGAAATAGTCATCAGCATAGGTTCCGGAGAACGAAACCGTAAAAGCGCGTTCATCCGTTACCGCTGTTACCGTTGCCGCCAGCGGGGCAATGACAAGGCCGCAGCGCGCATCGCCAAAGTCGGCATCGCAATACGCACTGATAACCCGGCCAATGCTCTGCCCATACTTGGCGGCATCGCTGGAAATGGTGAAACTGAATTGACCGCCTGAGACATCGGCTTTCGTGACAAAGCCTGACAGTAGCGCGATAGCCCCGTTAGCGAGGTCGCTCCAATTAACTTGAAAGACCCGCGCCCGCGCATCGGTATAACGACCGCCAATTACGCCAATACGGGAAACATCATCGCCAATCGGCCCGGTGATTTCAATGTCAGACCCGTTTAGCCCCGTTGCCAGTTCAAGGTCTGAAGGCATGATCCCGGTGCCTGCCGAATAAGTGGCCGCGCCGTCCCCAAGGTCGAATGAAATATCATTGTCGTGATCGGTAACAGCAAGAATTGTGCCATCCGCAAGGTCAAGCCGGATCATCATGCACCGCTTATGTGCATCAAGGGCAAGATGCCCCTTCATGCCATTTGCAAGCGTCCTCACTGGCGCACCTCAACCAGCGTCATGTTTTCGATTTGGTCTAAGTGAGTTGCCAGCCCGACAATTTCCAGCGGGGTATCAAAGCGAACCTTTACCACCGTTCCGCCGGTTTCGTCGGTCCAGTCGGTAAAGTCGAAACTGTGCAAGCTACCCTCAGCCTCGGCGTATAATTCAATCACAGACAGATAGACCGGATCGGTTCGCACGGCGGGCGGGAAGCTTACGTCATAGGTGCGCAGCGGGGTTGCCCAACGATTGTTGCGGACTTCATGCCCCCCGTCCGTTGTGACGATTTCGGTCCCCCAGCGTTCCCTGCGAACCGCGCCTAGTTCAATCTGAATGGGGAGGGTTGAATTGATATGGGCCATCACCCGTCCTTCATGGGATTGAGTTCACGGCGATAACGGCGGGCGGCTTGTGAGCCTGTTTCGCGGGCCTCGCGGGCGTTAGTGATGCCGGGGAATACAAAGGTGGGGTTGTGGACTTGCTGCTTGCCCATGTTGCGCAACTCCCCGTTGGGGATCACTTGCGAACCTCGCCGCAGATTGACCAATTCCGGCCCCTGTTCCCCAACAATCGCCAATCCACCGGGGGCGAAGTTTGTGCCGCCAGCGAAACCGGGGAGCGGAACATAAGTCCCCCCAAGCTGCCCGCCGATGCTTGTGGCAACGCTGCTAATGCTTGGCATACCGCCGCCGCTCGGAAGGCCAACAGCCATGCCAATCATTTGCATAATTGTTTGCTGAATTTGCAGGCGGATTAGATCGGCTAGGATTTGCTTAATAACCGACGAGGCCACATCGCCCAGCGACTTGAAGTTGACTATTGCGTCTGTAAGGCCATCATTAAAGGCGTTCAGTCCGTCAACCTTGATCTGGTCAATTGCGTCATTAAGCTGGCCCGCCGATAGCGAGGCGCTGCGCATATACGCCTCACCCGGCCCCATTGTGCCTTGCCGAACCGCTGCTTCGCGCTGGCCCTGTGACCGAAGCAAAGCCTGCTTTTCAGCGTTGGCATTTTCCCATGCTGCGGAAGCAGTGGCCTCAACCGCAAGAATCCGGTCCAGCTCGGCAATCCGCAGCCGGTCTTGCAGGGCCAAAATGGCAAGTTCAGCATCCCGGCGATCCGCGCTGTTGTCGGCTAGTTCGGCGCGAAGCTGCGCATCCTCAATCTGGATTTGCAGACTGCCGCGCGCAATCTCGAAAGATTTGCTTGCAAGGTCGCGGCCATATTCCCGTTCGGCGTTCTGCTTTTCTTGATCTATCAGGCCGGTCTTGGCTGCGATCAGGGCTTCGCGCTGCGTGGCGGTCAGTTCTTCGTCTAGCTTGGCGTTTTCAACGAATGCGGCAAGGTCGGCGTTAAGGCCCGCAATCTTGGCTTCGTAAGCCTGCTTGATGTTGCCGGTGTATTCCGCTTCCGCCTGTAGCTGGTCAACGCGAAGGCCGTTCAGTTCAGCATTGAACCGGGCCGCATTCTGTGCCGCCTCGCGCGCAATGTCAGCCGCCGACTTACCACCACCGCCACCGGATCGACCGCCACCACCACCGCCGCCGGATCGACCGCCACCACCACCGCCGCCAAATCCTTCGGCAAAACCAGCGCCCA